CCATGCGTGGTGCCTGGTGCCTTGTAAAAGTGAACCTCAGCCACTTTCAGTGCTAGCGAATTGGTCACAAAAAAATCCCACATCAGCTGCAGGGTTTTTAGATCTGCGCCCAGGTCTGCTGCGTAGCCGGTGGCATGGACTGATAGATCGGTTTTGCCTCGCATCGGGCGCACCACATAGGTGCCCAGGTTCTTTGTTTTGTAGCGCTTGCCGCACAGCTCTACCAGTTTGCTGGTGATGGGTTGCTCACGCTTGCCATCCCAGGCTGGGTAATAAGGGTATTTGCGTGTCATGGCACTGGTGGAGCTGGTTCTTTAGGTTTGTCTTTGAGACCGTTGCCGGCGAGCAGTCCGATGAGACCACCTGAGAGTGTGAGCAGCATGCTGCTGAGCACTGAGACCTGGGCAGCATCAAGCTCAGCCATTTTCTCAGGCTGGGTGACAAATAGCAGTCCGTAAAGAATCGTGAACACTGAGCCAACAAATGACAGGGTAAGACCGATAGCCACGATCATGACGATGCGTGCTTTTATTTCTTCATTGGTCATTCTGTTTTCCGGTTTCATGGGCATCGTCTTTCTAGTAGTCCGTTTTCAGGGGTGGTTTCGCAGTTGTATCGGGTGCGATCCGCACAGCTACTCAGGGCTAGGCAGAGCAGGGCTATTGGCAATAAGCGCTTCAAAGGCTTCAATCTCCTCAGGTGTCATCTCACGAATTTCATCGTTGATTTGTATAAGCAGGGGCTTTTTTTCTTCAGTCATAATTCCTAGTTTCTGTAGCCGTAAACACGGATAGTGCCGCCGGTGAGAGTCCCGCCTGAAGAATGAGTCAGAGTAAAACCTGAACTTATTTGTGGCGTAGTGTCGCTCAAGCCGAAATCATAAAAGCCTGAATCATTGTTGCCTGTTGTCCGGGCTCTAGTCGGAGCACTTAAAAATGGTTGATAAATGTCCATTTGCAAATAACCCGCAGTAGTACCTGCTGGTGCAATGTCTGTCCACCTAACAGCTGCAGCAGGACCATATCCATTTATGGTTGTAGAACCAAATGTCATAAAGATTCCGCTTCCTCTGTATGTAGACCCAACAGAGTTGTTTAACTGCATTGAAAGTGAAGCATTAGTGCTTGCGGTAAACCCATTCCACAAAATTCGATAGTTTTCATAATTAGCTGAAAATGGTGTCAAAGTCACACTAGAAACTCCAGTCCCAACAGCCTGACTTGCGACAAGCCATAAACCAATGGCATTTAGATCACTTGCTGGGAGCAGATCCCCATTGTTAAAGGTTGGATAGGTCATACATTCATCCTAAAAGGTCAGTGCCACCAATGAGTGACTGGTTGATAATGAACACAGCTGCCCAGCGTGCAGAGCCCTCAAGGGTGGTCTGCCAAAAACCTGGCACAGCATCATGCTGAATGTTTTGCACCAGCATCGGCACAGTAATCGCATTACCACCACTAGGCGGCTGAGCGTTAATCGTGATGCGATCCATCAGCTCAAGCGCCATAGTAGGTGACCAGTTATTAGCCGAATCTAAAACCACATCCACCGGTGACAGTCGAGGGTAAACCTGACCACCCCAGCTTGTAGTGATATTGGCAACCTCAACAGCATCGGCAAGAGTCTGCACCTGGGTTTTTACCGATTCAGATGATGCGCCATAAGCATTAACGCTTGCAGTGTTTTCTTCTGTATAGACACCGCCCTGACTCATCTCAATGTTTGCCACATTGCGCAACGAATCACCATCAGGCATCAGCTCAAACAGTTGCCCCATGTCAGTGCCACCAGTGCCGTAGGTGACCTGGGAAACGATGCTGCGTGTCTGCGTAAATTGTTGCTGCTGCTGGTACATCGTGAGCACACCAGCCTTAGACACAAATAGCGGTGCACCCTCTGAGGCTGCAACGATGCGCAGCTCAGGGGCGGCGAATGGTGCGTCATCTGTGATGTCAAGCACTGACACTGCCGGCGATGCTGGGAATGAGCAGAGCGATGCGCTGAATGGGGTTTGGGCGATGATCCGCTGTGCTCGTGCTGTGGTGGTTTCGGGCAGCGTCACAGTTGAGTATTTGTATATTTCTTGCAGTACAGCTTGAGACTGAACGCCATCCCACACGATGACTTGCTGCACAGATCCTGTACCAATGTTTACCGCTTCAGGCAATGGGATATAAATGCCTGCGCTGTTAAAAACTGTCAGTGCTACAGCGATGCCATCGAGATACATAGCGGCGGTGCGTGTGCCGCTGTCCCAGGTAAATGACATGAGTCGGGGCATGCCTGCATCCCAGCCTGCAATGCTGGTGCTGAAAATTTTTGAGTTTCCGAATGATGGTTCGGTGATTTCCACAAAAAATTTGCCTGTGGTGCTGCTGTAACCAAAATAAAAAAAATGATTATTAATGCTGCCCTGGACAAATTGAGAACTGCCTGCGCTTGATGCGTCAGCGATTGCCCAGCATGAAACTGAAAAACTGCCTGGGCTGTTATTGGTAGCGCCCTGCACTGACAGTGCCGCTTCAGATCCTGTGCCGGTCACTGAACTATTTACGAGACCTACAGCGAGCTGTGAACCACTACTAGCTGCACTGGTGACTGTCATCGGTAGGGGCACACTGCCGTAGTCCTTGAGGGTGCCGGTGCTAAATGGGGTGATGGGTTCATCGCAGGGGTAGTAGTGCCTGGGGCTGGTGCTCAGGATGTACTGCCTAGACCAGTCAGCTGGGAGCTGCTCTGCTGCTAGTAGTTGCAGCGCATCGAAGCATGAAAGGGTGACTGTTGAGTCTGTGCCTGCGTCCGTCCACGATGGGCTCCAGCCCGATATGAACCCACGGAACACATCATGGGTGACAGGGCTCCCACCATCGTTTGTTTGCGCTCTGATGCGTATCTGTTTGCGTGGTAGGAGTTTGCCGTAGTAGGTGCCACTGGTGTAGTAGGGGTCAAATAGCCTTGTGCGGTTATTAAGCACCACTGTGGCGCTGCCATCAAAATCTGACCAGTCATCTGATCTGCCTCGACTGGTAGAAAGTGAGCGCACCCAGCTGGTGACATTCGTCCAGGTAGGGCTCACATCGTAGGGTGATGCATCGAATGCAATTTCTACAATGGGGGTGGGGTAGGGCATTACGCTGCGACCCCTGTGCGGCGCTGGTAACGCTGCATGATGCGCTCAATTTCTCGACCAATAGCGATGGGGTCACCCACGCCTGTTTGGATCACGAAAGTGTTGCCACCCATTGAGCCCATCTTGTCCAGTGGAATCACTGCCTCAGGACCAGCCTCACCCACCAGGGCAAGCATGCCACCAGGTTTGTCAATAATGCCGCCCTCAGCTAGTGCAGGGATATGCGGAATCTTTACATTTCCCCCAACAATTTTTCCAACGACAAAACCTGCCGGACCTAGTGCGGCGCTAGCCCCTACAGCTTTTTCAATTAAATAGTTAATGGCATCGATAGCACTGTTAATTCCACTGATTAGACCGTTAGCGATGGCTTTTCCTAATGCCTTGCCAAATTCGACCATCTTGTCCTGTGCGGCAGATCGCACCTCACCAATCACCCTGACAAATTCTCTGATGATGGTTTTAGTCATTGATGCATTGAACTTAAACATGGCGACAAATAATGCTGCACCTAACTGCGCTGCTGCTGGTGCGCCCTCTGTTGCTATCCAAATACCTAAAGCAGCAAGTAATTTTGCAGTGCCGTTTACGAGCGCTTCAGAGTTTTTGTCAAACCAGTCTGTAAATGCTTTCATCGCTTTAGGGACTTCACGAGCTAAAAACGGGTAAGCGGTGCCCGTCATCCAGTTAGCAAATCTTTTTAACAAATCACCCAATTTAATTGCTAGTGGTTTCCAACGGGGTGCCATGTACTCGATAAAGGCTTTATTAAATTCCACCAGTTTTTTTGCTGCTAATGGGATGCCGTCATTAATTAACCAGTCAAAACCTTTAGTGACATAATCCGAAACTGCCTTGACGAATCCGTCTTTTGCTACCTGATCTTGAAATTTCTCAAAAGCTGGGATGACTTTTGTAGTCAGGAAATTAGCGACTTTTCCGAGCACCGGTAACAACAGCACGCCGATGCCCTCTTTCAGTTCATCGACTGCAACCTTAAAACGCTTAAATTTACCTGCGGCTGTATTCGCTGCAGTTTCTGACGCACCTGCAAAGGTTTTATCGAGCTGTGCAAAAACTTCATCAGCTGATGCACCGCTTTTAATCATGGCTGCTAGTTCGGGGGACAGTTTGCGAAGCGCACCAAACTGACCGTTATAAGCCTGTGACACCGCTTTAGCTGTTACTGCCAGGGGCTTATTTGTAGCGGCGCTGACATTTTGTGCAGTGGCAAGCAGTTTCTGTGCCTTTGTGACATCCTTAGTGGATCTCGATATGGCAGCTAGGGCTGGGCGTAATTCGTCATCGGCGGTTCCAGTAGCTAGCGCTGTAGCAGTAATCCATTTTTCGACTGATGCAATTTGCTCATTAGTGGCACCGGTGGTGACCTTTAATGATCGTGCAAGTTCAGCCGCAGCTGCTTCATCTTCAATGGCTGCTTTTGCAAAATCGTATGCAGCGTAGGCGGCAGCGGCGATACCAGCGGCAGCGGCAAGAGCACCAGCTTTTAAGGATTTGGTCACCAAATCGCTAGAAATTTTTAGGCTCTTAAATGATGACTCAGCTTGCTTGACACCCTTGTCAGAGAACTGGGAAACAATAGGAATTTTTATAGTCATTTGCGCAAACTCCTCTGTGCTTTGTCTGCCGCTTTCATTATTCCATCTACCAGCTCGCTGACATTGCGCATAACTTGATTTTCATGTGCATCCCATGATTTCCAAATGATGCGACCAGGAAACCCATGCTTGATATTTAGGTTTCTACCCAAATTGCCTTTAGTGCCCATCTCAAACAAAGTGGACTGTGGACCTCGCCAGCGCACAAAAAACGCTGACAGATTCTGAGTCATGCCGTTGTAGAGCCTGGGCTTTTTGCCTGATGTACCAGCTGCTATTCCACGATCTGATTTTTTAGAATCCCAGGGAAACATTGCCAAACCACTTTTAGTTGTCCAG